TGTGTAGGCCCATCAAAGACGACGCTTTGACGAACCTCGGCGATTTATTTAGATTGCCTATCTCCATTACTAAGCAAGACCTTGTGAAACGACAAGCTTGTTAAGGTTCAATTCCTTGACCCCATAGAGCTGGTCCATAACCCAACGTCGTGACCCTGTCCCGTAAGCGATTGCCTTCTCATCTTCAATGGCCGGAAGTGCGCCAAAACCGTATGCAACTGCCTGTCTATGAGCTAAAAGCATTACATCTTTAGATACGGCATAATCTTTAATAACTGGAACGCCGTAAAGCTCGCCGATCTGGCCACTTCTTACGATGTCAATATTTGACTTGGAAGAATCAACAAAACCATCGATCTTTAAAAGTGAGGCGTAAGCACCAATACCAACTGAAAAAGTCCTATCTTCCATTGGCATGAAGACCTCGTCAGCGCGCTCGATAAGATTAACAACGCCGTCTTGTGTAATACCATCGCTTAATTTGTTGGCACCCGGAATTCCTGCAACAAGAGCAGTGTAAATGTCGTCACCAAAAGATGCACCGTGGGCGTCTGTTGCTTCGTTAATGGCCTGTTGTAAGATTTGAACCTTAGCACGAGACTGGTCAAACTTCTTAATAAGCCACTGGATGTGTGCTTCCTCTGAAAGCTCTAGCTCGTCTAATGCAAACTGCGCTTCTTGGTCATCACCTTTTTGTGAACCTGAAAGTTTTTGAACACTAAATTGGTTTGTCCAGCGCGGGAAAGAGATTGACTTATCACCTGGCTGCGCAAAGCTTGTAACGTCCATGAACGCGCTTGCTAGGTTTGATTTTTTTCTTAATCTGGCCTGAACCATCTCGGCAATTGAAGCTTGTCCTGTTGAGGCCGCGCTTGAAGTTTGTTCAACTGGCATATCTTTTTCTCCTGTTTCTTAAGCGTTATTTGCTTAAATTGTTAACATATTCCTCTAGTAATTCTGATTCTGTTTTTTGTTGTTGTTGTTGCGAAGGGATATCTCTCGTCGGAGCAATATCTTTTGTCGTAACAGAGACCTTTTCAAACAACTCAGGATACTCGCCCTTTACCCTATCAATGACAGGAGACATAGAATCCCTTGAGACTTTGAATGAATCATCAATTTGAATCATCTCTTTCTCTTCACGCTCTAGTAAACGAAGGATAACCTCAGGCCTTTTACAACCATTTTCTAGCGCTGCTCTCGATAGTTCTTGATCAATAACCCGAAATCTAAATCGGTCAACTTGATCTTTCTTATCTTTCTCAGCACTTTCAAGGCGCTCTTTTAGGGTTTTATTAATGTCTTGATACTTGCCTTGAGACTCAAGTCGCTCCTGTTCGATCTTATCGAGACGGTTCGCGAACTCTTCTCTCTTTTCTTTCTCAGACTTAAGCTTCCCTAAAAGCTCTCTGTTCTTTCGTTCCAATGCGTCAATGTTGTTTGGTTTTGCTTCGGACTTAGCCGTGGACTCGTCCGTTTGCTCCGTGGGAGCTTTTGTCTCTTCTGTCATTAGAATAACCTCCATTTACGATTTGTGTCAACTGCGAAGCAGTCTTCTTATTTGCCTTTTGGCAATTGTTTTTATTTTATCGATTGTTTTGTCGTCTATGCCTAGAAAGTAGAAACCTTTTTTCTCAAGATAACCAATGATTTCATCATTACTAGGAGTGTTTTTCACTTTCCCTTTCAATGTTCTATATGCGCGCCGCTTCTTTCCGCTCGCCGACACAACCACTCTTCCCTTTTTTACATCGTAAGCGATCGAGTCAATAAGCTGCCCACTAAAAGAAAGGTTTGACCTTCCTGACTTATACACCTGGGTCGTGGGATTGAACTTGGCATAATATTTTCTTGCTTTAATTGTTGACTTTTCAAGGCTAGGCAAGCTCTCTCTCTTGTTGTTTTTTATACCGTTCAACTGAGAAGTCCCAAACCCCTTTCCTGTCCTGGTGTTTCGCTTTATATCTTTTATTATTTGCTCGCCAACATCATCAAGAAGCTTTCTCCCTTGAAGAGCGCCTTTTACCTCGGCTATCTTTTTAGCAATCGTGGATTCAAGAATCTTTTTATTGATCTTAACTTTCGCCATCGATACGCTCCAACAACTCAAGCAGAGAAACCGTTGACGCCGTAGGGCCTGAGCCTGGTTCCTCTCTTCTTTCTACGTCGCCTTTAAAGTCATTCACGATTGATCGGTATACTTCATCAGGCAAATCCAGGAATGGTCTGCGCGGAACCGTGTCACCAGTGTGATGGTTGTAGGCCTTATCTCTTTGAAGTGTGTCGCTAAAACCAATGGTTATTTTACCAGGACTCGCTTCAAGAATATCTATATCTGCAAGCATGTCACCTGTAAGATCTAAGTTTGGATTGGTTCGAGACTTTCCTGCCGCCATAAAGTCAAGGGTATCGGCATACTCTTCTGAATAGTTTTGATAACGCTTATCATCTGAACCGACATTACTTTCCGTGCGCTCAAGTATACGATCAATGATTTCCTGACCAAACGCCAAGGCAATATCCTCTGGGACTTCACCACCAAAAGCACTAATTAAATCAATGTCCAGAGAGAAATTACCTCGGGATCGATTGAGTCTCTTCGCCATCTATGTCCTTAATTCGATCCTGTGCTTGAATCCTTGTCAGACCTTCAATCTCCATGATCGCATCTGTTCTTGTTGCCAGGCCAATATCAATACGCTCTTGCCAATACTTAACTTTCTCTTGTCTGGTTTGAACCATTTGTGGTTCTGCAAACTTAACGCTAATCGTTGCGTCTTCCGGTATAAACACTCTAAACTCTTTCATTAAGTTGATCAGGAGTATTGTTAATCCAGGCCTTTATTATCTCGAAAAAATCCTCTTCAACTCTTTTCATATAAATCAAAATCATCTTTGGTCGCTTCGAACTGATCTATCATCGCAAGCATGCGTTCAAGGGCGCTATTAAAATCTTTTGAACCATCTGTCGCTATCTCTTTGGGGTCAAGCCCTCGACTAGATATGAAATTCATGAGCATCGTTTCTAAAAGGCTTAAAGATGCGGCTATATCTGGTGACGGCGAAACAAATTGAAAATCAATATCACCGGCACTAGTCCCTTCATCTGGATTCGTTTTTAAGTGCAATAAAAGGTTTGGACCTAGCCGCGTACTTTGTGGGATTAATCCTTCAGGCCCTTTTATCACGCCGATTGAATATCCTTGCATGCGTGAGATATGCCATACATCGGACATTGTGGCGTTGTACTGAGTCGAGAAATCTGTTACTGCCATGCCTGAGCGAATGAAATACTCAAGGTCTTTGTCCATTGAGATATCAATAATAGGAATGATTCCGGGAATAGGGCTTTCAACGTCTTCCGGTCTAGGATTCTTGATGGGTTGCCTTGTTGCCGGGTCAATGATCTCGCCCCGCCCATTAAAAACAAAGTTATATTCTTTGTCCCAATAGGTGTAATACTCCAAGCTTTTCTTATAGTCGTCCTTGTCTGCGACCTTTAAGTCAATATCTGAACCGCCCTGGGTGCCTGTCTGCGAGCGCCCACCAAAGCCCGTTGCGCTTTGAAACTTTTGATATGTCAAATACCTGTTCTTATCAAAGGCCGAAACTATATACCCCGCCGCTTGCTCTGGGTCTCGGGCATCTGGAATAGCATCGATCTGATGAGAATAAAGAGCGCGTACTTTAATCTTTCCATTCACGGGAACTATCATCAAGTGTGACTGGTCCTGGAGTTTATATTTCTGATTAGACTTCTTAAGCTTTACATTCGCCCTGATCTTTTTATATAAAACTTGGATCGCCTCTTCTTGCTCATCTGACATCTCTTGATTAGCAAAAAATCTCCTGACAGGTTCGTCTTTGTATATTGAAGCCTCTTGCTTAACGATACGTCGCAAAAAGTTTATAAAAGAGACGATAGGCATTTCATTAACAGTCTCTTCACTAAAATGCCGCCGCAATTCCTCTCTGACATATTGAAACAAGCGATCGCTAAAGATTTCTGATTGCTTAAGAGACTCCGCTTTTCTATCTCTGTTCTCTTCTGAATTTATGTCGTTTAGTATTTGTCTACGATAACTTATATTTAACATGTCCATTACATATACCTTCTTACGCTTGATGGTTTAGTGATATTTCTTTCCGGTAACTGAAATTCAAAGTCGCATAAATAGTCTATACCATCGGAAAAGTGTGTCAATTCATGGTTTTTCTTTGATTTGCCAAAGTCTGTTTTATCTTGCCTGACTGATTTAAAGTCTCGCCTGACAAGTTTGCACTTGGGATTTATAATAATCTTTTGCTTTGAGAGTAGTCCATTCATTAATAGTTGCCGCTTTCTCATGCCTTGGTTGTGAGACTTAAACCTGACGTCAAGCCCTGGCATACCTTCGGCGTGCGCCCTAAGGATTGCAACATCCGATTGCATATTCTTGAGTCCGGTTGTTGACCTATTCTTTCCCGCCGCGTCACACGTTATCAACATCTGCTCAGGTTTATATCTAGCGAGCAGCGCCTTTTTCATATCCCGAGTATCAGAGTCACCCTTTAGTTCCAGCTCATCAAATATCTTAATTAATTTATTTTCTTCCCCGCCTTCTTTGTGTGCAAAAGATGCCGACATTTTACCCACATTGAAATCAAGGTTCACCAGGACAGGCTTGCTTGGATTGTATATGGCGTCCGAGCTGACATTGCTTGAGTCATCGTATGCATAATAAAAATAATCGCTGCCAAGCCTCACGATCTGACCAGAAGCAAAAACTCTCAACTGCTGTTCGTCTAGCAAACCCTCAAGTTGCTTTCTATATCCTTCATCAACAAACTTATTTTCACTCGTGTCTGAGTAAACGATTCTAAAATTATTAGGAGTCTCGTCGTTTATTTTCTCTTGCGCTTCAACAAACTCTTCTAGCCAAAACTCTGCGGCCTCCGGCGTCCCAACCATGACCCTTTGTTTATACTTTGCGCCCTTGACCCGAACCCTTCGAAGCATTTCATTGATACGTTCAAACTTAATAAGGGAAAATTCATTTATTAAACAGTAGGCAAGATTAGGCCCTGCGATAGGTTGCTCGCCTGTAAAAATGTACAATGGTTTTTTATTCCATGCGAAGCGATATTCTTTGTGAGTGTTATGAAACCAATAGTGCTTATTTTTCTGTAGACCTATATGCTCTTCTAATATCTCTTCAAACAATGGCTTTATATCTTTTCTAAAATCTGCGTAGGTGGGACAAAGAAAGCCGCCGGCATAGCCTGCGTTTAGCGCTGATAACTGAATGGCCTTTCTTACTGCTCCGTGACTCTTGCCACTCCCAAGCCCTGCCGATTGCATGAGGATGTTTGTGGTTGTGTCTGAATAGATTTCACTTTGCCCTGGAAGCATGTCCCAGTTATCTAAATCAATCTCCACGCTGGCCTGATATTTTCACAGTGACAGTCTCTTCGGATTGCACTTCGTTCTTATCTGACTGGCCAAGATATTGTTTACCAAGCCAGATCAGCATAGAAACATTGCCACTCTCAGCGACCTGCATTTGCTTCCTGCGCACCGCGATTCGTCCTCCCTGGCGCTTTTGCTCGTATATAGTCGAGTATGAATGGTCCTCGCCGTAAATCTCTCGGATACGATTATTCAATGTGTCTTTAGTTTGAATCCCAAACCAGCCCATAATTTCTGTTTGCGTGCATTGCATATAAAAAAGCTTTTCCAGTGTTTCCTTGTCAACTTCTTTTCTTGGCGTCGCCATCTCTATTCTCCTTGACTTCATCATAAGTCTGTCCATTAGACTCTAGTTTTGCTTTATTTCCGGTGTATTCTTGCCATCTTTAATAATCACGTCACAAAACTTCTCGTCAAACTCCATGATCACGCAAGGTATATTGTTTTTTCTGCTGAGATAAGCGTTGAACCGCTGCCCCCAAAGAAGTCTGCTATCAACTTTGGTTCATGCTTAAATCTTTTATTACCTATAAACCAATCGATAAGCTCAACTGGTTTTTGCGTAGGATGAACCCTGTTGCGAGCGCTAGAACTCTTAGTAAACATTCTTACCACCGACCTGAAATTCCCCCACGCAAGCTCTGCGTCAGTCTGATCACGATCGCCATTGTTTTTGTTCCAAACAATCCAGTTCTCGCTATCAGGTAAAACGCTTGAATAATAATTCGCGCCCCACCATATCTGTTTTGCTTTAGGATATAGACCTTGAATTAATTGGAAACAGTCTTTTGCCACGTCAGTCGAGTCATCCCCCGGGGTATATCGGTTTTATCTTTCATTGCTAGCGCACCGGGACTTCGCAACAGCGCTCATGCCATGTGGCGGGTCTGTGTGGATAAAATCAGGCTCCTGGCCATTCAGCAAACGCTCGACATCATCGATCACCGTGCTGT